GCATTCCCTGCCTCAGGTAGCTTAAAAACTATTTACATAGCTGAGGATACAAACAAGACGTATCGTTGGGATGGCTCAACATATGTAGAAATATCTGCAAGCGCAGCAACAGGCTTAACAGTCGGCACTACACCGATAGCTTCGGGTACAATAGGAAGAGTATTGTTTCAAGGTACGGGGAATGTGTTGCAGCAGAGTTCGTCTTTATTTTGGGATAACACGAATAGTCGTTTGGGGATTGGGACGAGTACGCCGAGCCAAGCATTAGATATATCGGGAAACATCAATGCGTTAAACAACTCGAATACAGCATTAGATATATTGACACTTCGTAACACGTCAACGGGAAATACTAATCAAACACGAATAAGATTCTATAATGATTCAGGAGCAAGTCCCGGAAATGGTGGTATAATTTTTTTAACGGGAAACAATTATTCAGGATTTCCAACTAATTCATTTGGATTTTGGAACGAAAGTGCAAACGGAGTAATTGCATTAGCCACAAATAATACTGAAAGACTACGTCTATTTTCAACAGGCAACCTTGCCATAAACACAACAACCGATGCAGGCTTCCGTTTAGACGTCAATGGTACTGCGAGGGTGCAGGATTTATTAGATGTAGCAGGAACTAACGGAAGATTGATATTTAGGGCTCCTGAACTTAGCACAAGGCTTAATGGCGTGCATTGGGTTAATCCTCTAAATACGGGGTCTTATGGATATATTGCATTAAGTGGCGGAACGGGCGAAATGAGAATGTTCACAAGTGGTTCGTATTTTCCTACTTTCTACTCGAATGGTTCGGAACGTATGCGTATACCTACAACGGGTAACGTACTCATCAACACCACCACAGACGCAGGCTTTAGACTTGACGTTAACGGGACTGCGAGGATTGTAACTAGTTTAGTAGTAGGCGGAACAGGTAGCGGAAGTTTAACAACAAGCGTTGTTCGTTGCAATTTTTTAAACACAAGTGACAATGGTTTTAGTGTAATGCAATTGCAGACATTAAGTGGAAATGCAACGTTTTTTCAAAGTGTATCAATCGGTTCGGGTGTAAATCCCGTTGCTTCAGCACAACTTGACGTAGCCTCCACAACAAAAGGCTTCCTACCCCCAAGAATGACCACAACACAAAAGAACGCCATTGCTACACCTGCAACGGGTCTGCAAGTATATGACAGCACTTTAAATCGTCCGTGTTTTTATGACGGAACAACTTGGATAACTTTATAAATAAAAATATGAAAACACAACCAACACAAGGCGTAGCAATTGAACCAATTGTATACCCACTTAACGCAGGAACGGCAACGCAAATGTCCGTCTTAATTCTTAACTTTACAACCGAAGCAACAACTTGCACAACGTACTGGCAGCTCCTAACTGAAGACGGAATCAAAGTAGCGGATGACAACTACACGCTAACACCTGAAGAGTTCGCAGCATGGGGTCAAGATAACAACTACGTGAATCAAGTTGTAGCTCAAGCAATCGGAGTAACTTTAAAATAAAACATATGTTAACGCTATCAGAAAAACAAGTAAAGCAATTGGAATCGGTAATCAGTCAAATGCCAACGATGTGGGGTATTCAGATTATCAACATCCTAAACGCAAAGGACGAGGAAAACACGGATGCAGAAAGCGGAAGTACAGAAGGCATTAGAAAGGTTTAGAGACCACGTTGTAAGCGTGTCAAAGCGCAATTTAACCAACGGAGGAAAGAACTCGTCTAAGAAGTTGTACAACTCAATCAAGGGTGATGTAAAGGTTATGCCTAACTCATTCTCTATTCAGTTTACAATGGAGGACTACGGAGTGTTTCAAGATGCAGGGGTGTCGGGTACGAAGAAAAAGTACAACACCCCTTACTCTTACAAATCTAAGATGCCACCTGCTAAGGCTTTTGATAAATGGTTAGTGCGCAAAGGAATATCTCCGAGAGATAAATCAGGTAAGTTTACAAAACGTAAATCACTTGCTTTTCTGATTGCTCGCAGCGTGTTTAGAAACGGAATCAAACCGAGCTTGTTTTTCACTAAACCTTTTGAGGCTGCCTATAAAAACTTACCGCAAGAACTGGTAGAGGTTTATGGACTTGACGCTATCAAATTATTCAACCAACAAATAGACGAAATTATAAGTAATGGCAACAATTAACGCACGGAATCCGTACATAGTAACGATAAACGAAACCTCGCAGATAGAAACCAAATTAGAAATCTATCTTTGGAATGGTACAGGCTCAATGCCTGCTTCACCTGCTTACACTTTAAGTAAGAAGATACCTTCGTCAAACAATCCTGCGACTTACTACGACGTTTCGCCATATATCCGTGAGTATATAGACCACGACACACTACAAACGATTACAACAATTATTACGGCTACTCCTTCAGCGCAATGGTGCAACGTAGGCTTAAAGCTATTCAAGAAAATCAGTACGTCTTTTATTCAGGTAGGCTCTACTCAAACGCATTTTGGAGTTGATGGCTACGGCTATTATGAGGAAGGCTATAACCCTGCGCTCGGAAACTATCTATTAACGTCAGGCACATATACCTACAACTATGATTTGAGCGGTGAGTATGGATGGCTAACGCTATACACAGGCTCAGGCAACTCGGTTAAATACACGAACCTAAGCACAGGCGCAACGCAAACCATAGGCTTAACAAACAATGTGTGGAGAGATATACCAAGAGTATACTCAACATATGGCGCAGTAGGTAACAAGTTAGAAATCATTGACGGAAGCGCTAACGTACTTTTTACGGCTACGTTTACACCAAAAGAGGAATGTAAGTACACGCCAGTTCAAGTTGACTTTGTAAATAAATTTGGAGCTTGGCAACGTGAGTGGTTCTTTAAAGCGAGCTACGATAGTTTAGCAGTTGAAAACACGGAGTATAATTTAATGCCAAGCACCTACCCTAACTACAATCTAAAAGAAGGACAACGACAGGTGTTTAATGCCAACGGAAAGAAGATGATTCGAGTGAATACTGATTGGGTAAGCGAAAGTTTTAAAGAGGTCATTCAGCAGTTGATGCTATCAGAAAGAATCTTGATTAACAAAATGCCTGCAAAGCTAAACACCAAAAACACGGAGTTATTCAAAAGCATAAATACGCATATGATTAACTACCAACTTGAGTTTGAATTTGCTTACGATGTTATCAATTCTGTAGTGTAATGAGAAAGGTACAACTCTACATAGAAGGCAACCGCATTGAGCTATTCAATGACGAACAGATACAGGTAACAAGCTCTATCCAAAACGTCCAAGACATTTCTAAAACGTTTACGGATTTCTCACAAGGCTTTACCGTGCCTGCGTCTGATGTAAACAACGTATTCTTTGAGCATTGGTATAACTCCGACATTGATTTCACAACGGATAATAACCTACGAAAAGACGCATACATAGAAATAAACCTAAGCACCTTTCGTAAGGGGAAAGTACAATTAGACGGAGCAACGCTAACTAACGGCAAACCGAGTTCATATAAACTAACTTTCTACGGAGAAGGTGTAACGCTTAAAGATACTTTTGGTGAGGACTTGCTTTCGGATTTAGACTATACGTCATATACTCACGATTTTACCTCAGGAGACGTTTTAGCACGCATTGAGGACGCAACTAACACTTACGATGTAAAGTACCCTCTAATCACGTCTAATCGAATTTGGGAGTATCAGGCAGTACCACCAAACGCACCGCTTCCAAACTGGTTAGTAAATACCCTAACGCAAAACGACATTCACACAACTTCAGGAGCTATTAACAAAACTGAGTTATTCCCTGCGCTGCGAGTTTCTAAAATATTTGAGGAGATTCAGAACAAGTACGGCATAACTTTTCAAGGTGCTTTTTTGCAAGATGAGCGTTTCACGGATTTGTTTCTATGGTACAAAGGCAAGGAGGTTTTGGTTCAGTATTCCCTTGCTCAGAATTTGGTTGCTGATACAATCACGCCGACGTTTACAAACTATGATTTAACGAATACTTACACGGCAGCTACAAACACAATCCAAGTGCAGGAGCTTGCAGGTGTAATTACGCACCGCTTGATTTACGAGGTTACTTCAACGACTACTTCGACAAACTATATAATTGACGTATATCAAAACGGAAACCTATATAACACAATTACAGGTTTTGGAACAGGGGTTTACACCTTAGATATAATAACTCAGGTTACAGGCTTGGATGTTACCTATACTTTCAATATTAGAACGGAAGGCGCAAACGTAGTTAATTCGGAATTGAGATACGAGGTTGACTATATTACGGCAGGCTCGGTAAACACGGACTATTTGACGGTTGTTTATGACCCGATTACGTTAAGCCTAATGATTGACCTTGCAGCAAACGCACCTGTAATGAAGATAGCAGATTTCTTTGCAGGGATTCTCAAGGTGTTTAATATGACGGTCTACTCAATCACGGACGGAGAGTATTGGGTTGAGCCATTAGATGACTGGTATTCGAAAGGCGCAGTTATAGACGTTAGCGAATACGTGGACGTAAATACGATTGAACACGCAAGAATGCCTTTGTACAAAAAGATTAGTTTCAAGTACCAAGATTCCGAGTGCTTCCTTAATAAAAACTTTTCACAAACCTTCAGCAGAAGCTACGGAGACACGACATATCAGTATAATTATGACGGCGGTGAGTTTACGGTTGAAGTACCTTTCGAGAATTTACTACAACAGAAATTTAACGGAACGCAGGTACTGCAAGTTGGCTACTCTTTGAACTCAGAATATACGCCATACATACCTAAGCCCGTTTTATTATATCAGTACCGAAATCAGGTGTGCGACTTTAAATTTGTAAACGATGGTGGCGGACATAGTACGGTTGTTGACTATACACCATTCGGGCAGGATTTGCTCTATAATAACACGGACTATACTCTAAACTTTGCACCTGAAACAAGCACAATACTTGACTACCCTGTACAAAACACGCTATTTGCTAATTACTATTTCAGCTACCTGTACAATCTTTACAATTTAAAGCAGCGTTTGGTCAGCGTCAAGGCAAAACTACCAGTTAGCTTATTAACGGGCTTACAACTAAACGACAGGCTTGTAATCAGAGATAGAAGGTATATCATTAACGAGATGAAAACGAACCTAACTACAGGCGACGCAGATTTGCAACTCATCTTGGATTTTAGACCGATTGTAAACTCTACAAACCCAAACCCAAAAGTATCAACTGAAGGAGGAACAGTTAAGTATATCATTAACTTACCAAACAACGCATTGGAAGCGGAGTTTTCTTGCAGCAATACTGACGTAACCTTTTCGCCAAATCCAATGACTGCAAGCGGTATTTTAACGATAGGTTTACCAAGCGGAGCAGCAGGTACGGTATATACTATTGACATAGTTTATCAAAACACGGACGGAAGCACAACAACTGAAACTTTTTACATAATTCAATGATAAAGCAAATAATTTCAATGCTACAACTTGACAACTTCTACGGAGAATCTGAGTTGATTGACATAGCCAAAGGAAAACACGAATTAACAGGATCAACCAAGAAGATCTTGAAACAAGCAAAACGCGAATTAATCAATAAGAGAAATGGCAGAAACTAAAACAATAAATCTTGACATAGAAACTAACATAGGTTCCTTAAGATCTCAATTTAAGCAAGCGCAGGCAGCTGTAGCTGAATTATCCGCGCAGTTTGGTGCTACATCCCAGCAAGCAGCCGAAGCGGCAAAAAGAGCAGCAGAGCTTAAAGATAGAATTGAAGACGCCAAGAATTTAACGGATGCGTTTAACCCTGATGCTAAATTCAATGCTTTATCTAGCTCTATTGGCGGTGCTTTAAATGGCTTCCAAGCCTATGAGGGTGCGATGGGTTTAATTGGCGTTGAATCAGAAGCATTACAAGCTACCTTACTGAAAGTGCAATCCGCAATGGCGCTTTCACAAGGTATTCAGGGAGCAATGGAAGCAAAAGATTCTTTTGTTCAGTTGGGCGCGGTTGTTAAAAATGCCTTTGTTGGTATGACTACGGCATCTAAGATATTTATGTCGGTAGGTATTTTAGCTTTAGTTAGTGGTATTATTTACCTTGCAACGGAAGTTAAGGCTGTTACACGAGCCTTTGAGGACTTTACAGACTGGTTAGGATTTACTGATAACGCTGCTAAGCGTAACGCTAAAGCAATAGAAGATAACGCAAGACGAGTAGCTGCCGCAAATGATCGAGTAAACGAATCTAATCGTAAAAGAGCAGAAGCTGCTGCGGCTGCATATGATCACGAAATAGCAATGGCAGAAATTGCAGGCAAGGACACAACCAAACTTGAGATTGAGAAAAGCCAAAATCAAAGTCAAGCAGCAAGAGAACGATATAATGCCGCTCTGCAGGAGTATAATAAACTTAAAGGACAGAATTCAAAATTTGCTGTAGAAAGACGAAAAGAGCTAAAAGAGCAATTAGATTCTGAGAGAACATTTTTAAGAGACGAAAGATACGCAAGAGAGCAAGCAAGAGCGCAAGCGTCAGCAGATAGAAAAGAAGCATATAAAGAAGCTAAAGCAGAAAGAAATGCTGCTCAAAACGAAGCTGCAAGAAATGCTATAGAATTTGAAAACGAATTAAATTCAAGATTAGAACAAGTAGCAGAACAGAACTATTTAAATTCTTTGTCAGAACAGGATAAAGAAATTCGTTTAGTACAAGATAAATACTTTGAGTTAGAAACGCTTGCTGAGGGTAACGCAGATGCATTAAGAGAAATTGAAATAGCCAAGCTAAATGAAATCAATGACATCAATCTAAAATATCAACAGGAAGCATATGATTTAGATAAGGAGGCTGCTGAAAAGAAAAAAGAATTAGACGAAAAGTCTAAAGAAGAACGAATTGAAGCAGAAAAAGCAGTTGCTGAAACATTGGCTACAATTAGACAGCAGGACTTTAATAATATAGAAGCAGGATTAGATTTAATTTCATCTTTATTCGAGAATAATAAAAAGGTACAGGCTGCGGTATTAGTTGCTGAAAATGCGGTTGGTATTGCAAAAACGATAATGAATACACAGGCATCTAATCAGTTAGCGAGAGCGCAAGGTACTGCTTTGGCAATTGCATCAGGTGGGACATCAGTAGCAGCGGCGGAAGCATTGGTAATTAGAAATAACATTGGAGCCGGTATTAGTATTGCAGCGCAAATTGCAGCAACTGCTAAAGGACTATCTGCGCTTAAAGCTGGCGGAGCTCCAGCTTCTGGCGGTATTTCTGATGGAGGCGGAGGAGGCGGAGTATCTTCTCCAAATTTCAACGTAGTAGGAAACTCTGGTATGAACCAATTAGCGCAAATTCAGCAACAACCAATACAGGCTTATGTTGTGAGTGGTGAGGTAACTTCTGCTCAGGCGCTAGACAGGAACCGTATTAAAAACGCAACGTTATAAAACAAAATAAGTTTATAGGCTATGGAACTAATAGAACTAATTATTGACGAACGCGATCCGATGCAAGGCATTGAGGCGGTTTCCGTTGTAGAATACCCTGCGATTGAGGAGAACTTTATCGCCTTAGCAAAACACCAAGTAGAGCTAAAAGAGATTGATCAGGAGAAGCGTATTTTGATGGGCCCAGCTTTAACGCCTAACAAAAAGATTTACCGTAAAAACGAAAAGACAAAACGCGAGTGGGAAATATTCTTTAAGGAAGAAACCGTACGCAAAGCATCTGAGTTGTTTTTAATGCGATCAAATCAAAACAATGCAACGTTGGAACATGCTAAAGACCTTGACGGAATGTCAGTTGTTGAAAGCTGGATCATTGAAGATGACGTACACGATAAATCTGTAAAGTATGGATTTAGTTTGCCTAAGGGTACTTGGATGATCTCCATGAAGGTAAACAATGACGATATTTGGAAGCGCGTAAAGGCCGGTGAAGTGAAAGGATTTTCAATCGAAGGTTATTTTGCTGATAAATACGAAATGTCGCTAATAGAAAACAACAATGATCTAATTATTAATCAATTAAAAGAGTTATTAAAATGAAAACACCAAGCAAATCAAGCCCTAAGGGAGGTAAACGCGGATGCCTATGCGATAACGGCACTTATTCAAACGAATGCTGCAATGGAGATCTACAAAATCAAGGCGTAGGAAGCCTAGTTCAAGCCGGTCCGCAAGAAGTTACAAACACGAATACGCCTAGAACCATTACTAACGTTGGGTAATAAAAGTGCAACAGATTTATATTAATTAAGTTAAGCAGGTATAAAGTAAAAAAACGATGAACGAAAACAAGATTTTAAACAAAGTTCGCACGCTTCTCGGAATGGAAGTGAAGTTAGAACAAATGAAACTAACGGACGGCGTTTCTGTATTGGAGGCTGATGCGTTTGAAGCAGGTAACGAAGTATTTATTGTTACTGAAGATGATCAGCGTATCGCTCTTCCTGTAGGTGAGTACGATCTAGAGAACGGAATGCTTTTGGTCGTAGTTGAGGAAGGTATGATTGCTGAAGTCAAAGAAAAAGAAGCTGAAGAAGAAGCTCCAGAAGTGGAAGTTGAAGTTGAAGGCGGAAACAAGATCGAGGAGGAAATGGCTGCTGAAGCTGCTCCGAAAAAGACGGTTGAAAGCATTATTAAAGAAACATTCTTTAGCTCAATGGAAAAACTACAAGCAGAGAATGCAGAATTGAAAGCAGAATTGGCAAAGTTCAAAGCTGAAACACCCGAAGTAGTTGCAGAAGAAGCGGCACCGGTTGAATTGGCAGCTGAAGAAGTAGAGCCTAAACCTATACAACACAATCCGGAAAATGCGCAGCCGGTTGAATTGTTTAAATTAACACCAAGAAAAACGCGCTCAACAATTGATTCAATTTTTGAAAAATTAAACAAATAAGAAATGGCTACTACAACGTCAATTACTACAACTTATGCTGGCGAATTTGCCGGTAAGTACATCGCAGCAGCTTTATTGTCTGCTCCAACCCTTGAAAAAGGCGGATTCACTATCCACCCTAACATCAAATTCAAAGAGGTAATTCAGAAATATTCTAACGATGCCATCATCAAGGACGCAACTTGCGATTTCGATGCTACATCTACAGTAACCCTTACTGAGAAAATCCTCCAACCGGAAGAGTTCCAAGTAAACCTCCAGTTCTGTAAAAAAACATTCCGTAGCACTTGGCAAGCTGCTGAGATGGGCTTCTCTGCTTTTGACGTAATGCCAAAATCTTTCGTAGATTTCATTATCGGTCAAATGTCTGCTCAAGTTGCTGCTGCAATGGAAACAAACATCTGGACAGGTGTTAACGCAACTTCAGGTCAGTTCGCAGGTATCTCTACGCAAATCGCTTTGGATGCTGCTCTTCCTGCAGCTCAAGAAGTAGCTGGTACTACGGTAACTGCGGCTAACGTTATCGCTCAGTTAGGTTTGTTGGTTGACGCTATCCCTGCTCGCCTTTACGGACATCCAGATTTGAAACTTTACGTTTCACAAAACATCTATAAAGCATATGTACGTGCATTGGGTGGTTTTGCTGCTTCTGGTGTTGGTGCTAACGGTTACGATAACAAAGGTACAAACCAAACTTTGGGCGACGTATTCTTTGACGGTATTCCTGTATTTATGGCTAACGGTATGGCTGCTAACACAGCGATCGCTACACCATCTAGCAACCTTCACTTTGCTACAGGTCTATTGAACGACATGAACGAAGTACAGGTGATTGATATGAGCCCAACTGACGGTTCACAAAACGCTAGATTCGTAATGCGTTTCACCGCAGATGCGAAATACGGTTTTGCTGAAGATATGGTTACTTACGGTATCACAAACTCCGCTAACTAATCTTAATTGATTTAACCAACGAGGGAGGGGTTGACGCTCCTCCCTTTTTTATAACTTAAAAAATTTATACGAGATGAGCTGCGATTTAGCAAACGGTCGTTTGGAAGTATGTAAAACAGCAGTAGGTGGTATTGATGCTATCTATTTTGTTAACTACGGCGACTACACAGGAATTACTTACGACGGTACCAATACAGATGTTATTGATTCAGTTGCCGGCGTTACTACCCTTTACAAATTTGAATTGAAAGGTACAAACTCTTTTGATCAGGTTTTGACATCAAGCCGCGAGAACGGAACTACATTTGCTGAGCAAACTTTGACGTTCACTTTGAAAAACCAAGACATTGCAACGCATAAAACTGCAAAACTTTTGGCTTACGGACGTCCTCACGTTGTTGTTCGTTCACGCAATGGTTCTTACTTCTTTGCTGGCCTTGAGCACGGTTTAGAGGTAACTACTTCAAACGTAACAAATGGTACTGCGATGGGTGATCTAAACGGTTACACCTTCACAATGGTTGGTCAAGAGAAACTACTCGCCAATTTCATTGACGTAACTTCAGAAACTGCCCTAGCAACTGCTTTCGGTAACGCTACGATTGACAATAACTAGTCAATAACCTACTACGAATTAAAGCCATCTCTAACGGGGTGGCTTTTTTATTTGCAACAAAATCCGGTGTTTTAAGTTATTGAAGTATGATTGTACTAAGCACGTCAACAAGTAACCAAACGTTTAATTTCATACCGAGAAAATCGCAGTATAACACTATGCTAATTACGGATGAAATCGAAAACGAAACAATAACCGTTCCTATCGTTAGCTCGGTAGCTTACGGATATACGAATAGCATTACGGCAGCATTCACCTTAAAGGAAGCTCGCAGCTATATGCTAACCCTAAAACAAGGCAGCGAAATTATATACAGAGACAAAATATATTGTACTGATCAGGCAGTAACTAACTACACTATCAACGAAGGCCAGTACGTATCGCATACGTCTAATAACGAATTTATCGTAATATGAGCAGCAACATACAATTTGTAAATTTAAGTCAATACGAACCGCCTGTAATTACGGAAAGCAAGCGCGATAATTGGGTGGAATTTGGAGGTGAAAATAACTTTTTCGGATTCCTTATTGACCGCTACAATAACAGCACAACCAATGCAGCGATTATTAATAACGTAGCCCGTCTGATCTATGGACGAGGTTTAAGCGTTTTAAATGCAGATAGAAAACCAAATGAATACGCGCAAGTCAAAACCCTGTTTCACGACGATTGCGTCCGTAAAATCGTTATGGATCGCAAGCTATTGGGACAATTCTCAATCCAAGTACACTATAACGCAAGCAAAAGTAAAATAGTACGCGCCTACCATATGCCGGTCAACCTCCTTAGAGCTGAGAAATGCAACAAGGAAGGCGACATTGAAGCGTATTACTATTCGGATAACTGGGAAGATGTTAAGAAATTTGAACCTACTCGCTATCCTGCGTTTGGTTTCGGAGGAAAAAACGAATTAATCGAAATCCTTTATTCTAAGCCTTATAACGTCGGAATGAAGTATTACGCCTATCCAGACTATCAAGGGGCCCTTCCGTATGCCCTGCTCGAAGAGGAAATAGCGCAGTATCTAATTAATGACGTTCAGAACGGCTTTTCGCCTACGTTGGTTGTAAACTTTAACAACGGTACGCCTACTGAGGAGCAAATGAGCATTATTGATTCTAAAGTCAAAACTCAGCTCACAGGATCTAAAGGAAAAAAGGTACTTACTTCGTTTAACGACAACGCTGAGCAAAAAACTACGGTAGAACCTATCGCTTTAAACGATGCGCCAGAGCACTATCAATATCTATCTGAGGAGTGTATGCGTAAGATTATGCTAGGCCATAACGTTACGTCTCCTTTGTTGTTTGGTGTAGCATCTACAACTGGTTTCTCTTCCAATGCTGATGAGCTTAAAAACTCTGCTATTTTGTTTGACAATATGGTTATCCGTCCGATACAGGATGAGTTAATTTCGGCTTTTGATCAGATCTTACATTTTAACGGAATCACGGTTAAACTATTCTTTAAAACATTACAACCGCTAGAGTTTACTGAACTAGAAAACGCAATGACTGAAGAACAGGTACAGGAAGAAACCGGTACCGAACTAAGCAGCCATAACGCAGAACTTGAGGCTATCCTTTCGGAAGTTGATTCCGCGAATCTTTCTGAGGAATGGGTAGAGGTTGATTCTCGTGAGGCTACAGACGACGATCAGCAACTAGACGAGGTATTATATCAGAAAGACGCAGAAATGCAGCCAGAGAGCCTTTTAAGCAAGGTGTATAAATTTGTTTCTGCAGGATCCGCAAACGCAACTGCTCGCTCATCACAGGACAAGGAAGTTAGCCGCGTAGATTCTTTAAAGTTTTTCAAAGTACGTTACAGATATACCGGCAACTCAACTCCAGATCGCGCTTTTTGTAAGGCTATGATGGCTAAACAAGATCGTTTGTTCCGCAAAGAAGATATTGAAGCAATGAGCCAGCGCGCGGTCAATCCGGGCTTTGGTGAAGGCGGTGCAAACACATACGACATCTTCAAATACAAGGGCGGCCCTAGATGCCACCATAAATGGGAACGCGTAACGTTTATGCGTAACGTAAAAGGACAAAACAGAAAGTTTGAAGAAGTAGGTACTCGTGCGGCTGAGATCAAAGGCTACAAAGTTACTAACCCTTATGAGGTTTCTATTTACCCAAATAACCTTCCGTT